TATGGTAGAAACTCATTGACTTCTGATTTGATGTCATTGAGTAATCCAAAAATCTTATCCCAATCTTTGTTATCTGATTCTCTACCTTTCCTACGACCTGCTTTATATTGTGGGAATACATCTCTACGCCAACAATTTTTAGAATCGTATGTTATAACTACTTCACCATACTTTTCATTAAACATGCTACGATATAGTCGTACTGAATTTAATATCATATGCCTGACCATTTCTTCATCTAACTGATTGTCGTTCATATTCAAATGCATCATTACAGATGCAATTGTAATTTGATTCATGTCAATTAATATCATATTAAATCCCTATAATAATTTAGAAAGGGTGGTTTAAACCCACCCCACTAAAATTCTTAATAAATTAAGAAGCGTAACCTACGCCATTTCCATAAAGTGCTTTGATTCCAGCGGCAACAATTGCTTTATCTGCACCACCATTCATCAATACTTCACCGACACCAGCAGCAATAATTGCTTTTGAAGGTGTACCCATTCTATACGAAGTACCTTTAGAATCTTTGTTTATGTAAATCATAAAACCTTGACTTCTTAATTTGTCCACCATTGCTTGTGGCGAAGTTAGGTCAAATGTGTTTCTTAATGTTTTCCAAGTAATTATATCACCTCTTGTAAATGCATTAATTACTCTTTGTGTTTTTGATAGTTTCTTTCTACCCATGTTATAATCTCCTATGATTATTAAATTTTAAGTTGACTAATTTTATGCCTCGAATAGTCATATTGGCAATTACTTTGTGTAATTCTTTATTCATTATCTTCATCTTCATCTTTAATAATGTCTTTATTTCTTTTACTATGTAAAGTATCTGTTTCTTCCATATCTGATTCAAACTCTACCTCAACTTCATCTTCTTCAATTTCTATTATTTCACTAACCATTTCTATAACATCTGCCAAGAGTGGTGAATCAAATCTAGAATAATGTAAGTCTACTCCATCTTCTGTTTCTTTTTTTTCTGGTGACATTATCTGTTCAATAAATCCTTGTATGATATGTGGCATCCCTACTTGTCTTGATAAAGCACCTTTAATTACTTCTGATAAAAAACCTACATCTAATATAAACTGTTCGTCTGCAATATCATAACCATTTTCACTCATAGTGTGTATCATTTGCACCATAATATTTTCAGTTATTATATCAATCTTAGCAAGTTTTTCTTTCATTTGTAACTGAGAATTATTCTTATCTAATTCTCTATCATACTTCTGTTTAATCCAATTTGAAGTTTTATTATCGTACTTAACAGGGTCAGAACCCCATGGCCCGTAGATAACATTATCCATATTTTTGTCTTTTTCATCTGTCATGTTATAATTTTATTCTCAACTGGCACAACTGCACCAATGTAATTTAAATAGTTTTCTTTTATTTCTGGTTTGGGTTCATTAATAATAATGATATTACTTTCCTTAATATTCATTTCTTCGTTATCTGCAAAAGGAATAAATGGTGAAAAGTATAATTTGGTTTCTGCACTACTGCCTGGATTTTGTGCCATTGGTATTAGTACAAAAGGTTTTGATATTGTAGTCATACTATCATCTGAGAATGTTACTTCTGCAACTATATCTTCACCTGTTGTTAATCTTAATAATTTTACATTCATTATGATATCCTTTTTCTGTTAATTCTTTTTCTCGGTTGATGTGGGCCTGGTGTTTCAGCAAACTTTCTCAACCACCTTTGTTTACCAGCAGCTTTTGCCAGTCTTTTCTTTTCACTTCTTTTAGTGTGAAATTGTCTTTCGTGAAAATCATTTAATCTACCATCATTTAAAACTTTCTTTTTAAAGATTCGTAATGCTTTATTAAAATCATCACCTACTTTTACACTTAAACCTGTAGACTTATCTTCTTTAATAGGTTTTTTCTTAAACTTTTTTTTCTGTTCATTACGAACTTGAAAATTTTGTCTAGGTTTATTTGAACTTGTTTTCAACTACGCAGCCTCCAACATTGACATTGGAACTCTGTATGACCTACCATTATCCATATCAACTACAGCATTTTTTAGTAGGACTTTCCTAACTGTGCCTGGCGTTTTCTTAGTTTTCTGTACAACATAAACTTTAGTGCCTGGCGTAAATTCTAATTTACCATTCATAACCATTAACTCACGAGCAAAATCCATAACCTCATTTAACTCACGATTATCTAGTTTCTTCATTTCTTTCATTAGTGTTTTATTCATATCTCATACCTCATTTATTCATCATTTAGTCATTATAACAGCGTCAAACATATATTGTCAACCCCTAATTTAAATATAGTGGACCTGTCCATTGCATTGGGTATAAACCCTCAAATACATTTCCTCTGGCTCTGTTTAGTGCTGGAGCATTCCAACTAGCAGCTTTCAATACATCACCTTTTTTGAAATGTTTGTAATCTTCTTTAAGTACAAAAGCAGTAACAGAATTTTCCCTTACAACTTTGAAATACTTTCTACCCTCTGTAACTTTGTAATTATCTGGGGTATCTGTACCATAACCTGTTTCGTTATAGTCCTCTATCATTGCTTCAACCATATTTTTAGCACCTTCCTCTAGGGTAGTTGCCGGTTTTACTGATTTCATAATTTACCTCTCTTTTCTCAATTTATGTACCTATTATAACAGCCCCAGACACCCTTTGTCAAGGGTATAAGTCATTGATTTTATTAAGAAAAGTAAATTAATTTAGAGCGGTTTGTAGATTGTAACCAATTCTTCCTTACCTTTTACCTTGATTTTGTCTACTTCTACTGATTTTATGGTTTTTAACTGTTTCATAGTATATGATGAATATAGAGTTGGTACAATATTACCCTTTTTATCTTTGTAGTTTCTGGTAGCTGCCTCTAATCTAGCAGCAAGATTTACAGCATCTCCTATGACTGAGTAGTCAAATCTAGTATCACTACCCATATTACCCACGATACAAGTGCCAGTATTGACACCAGAACCTATGTTGATGTCTGGTAGTCCTCTTTCTTTGAAATCTTTCTTTAATCTGTCTGTTTCTATGGCACATTCTATAGATGTTTTGACTGCCATCTCTGCATGGTTCTCACAATCTAGTGGTGCGTTCCAGAATGCCATGATACAATCACCCATGTACTTATCAACTGTTCCACCATTCTCCAGAACAATCTTAGTCATACGATTTAGATAGTCGTTGATAACTTCTACCAACCCCTCTGGGTCATCTTTATTTTTATAGTATTCTGATATTGGTGTAAATCCTACAATATCCATAAACAGAAAACTCATCTCTTTTCTTTCACCACCTAGTCTTAATTTACTAGGGTCTTTTTGTAATTCGGCAACTTGTCTTGGGTCTAGATAAGTTTCAAATTGTTTTCTTATTTGTTGTTTTAATTTAAACTCTAAAATAAATCTGTTAAAGATACTATGCATACCAACGATAGTAATCACAATAATTATCCAACTGATATCAGATAGTATTAAATGTTTATTAAAAAGATAACAAGCAGCTACCAAACTTGCACCATACAATATCACCATACTCATTCCAACAAACCAATATGGTGTGAATCTTGCAATCAAAATAACTAGAATACCTAACAAGACTGATGCAACTAATTCAACAAACAAACTTATATCATAACGATTAATTTGTTTACCATCTAAAACAGTTTGTAAAGTAGATGCAGATAATTCGTAATCGTATTTTTCACCAACAGGTGTTGCAATAATACCACCTATACCTTCAGCAGTAGTTCCAATAATTACACTACGACCTTCAAACTTTGAGAAATCACTTTCAGATGCAGAGATAGTTTCAAACTCTTTGTTCCAATGTAACCAGATTCTAGCATTTGGGTCTGTGTTTATAATAGAATAACCTGGCACTCTTACTGCGATAATTCCACCCTTACCAGATTTAATTTGATAACTTGGAGCACCTGTTGCAACTCTAATAACTTCTACTGCCATGGTAGGATATGTTTTTTCTTCTACTATTGGTGATGATTGTCCTAATCTTCTTCCACCACTATATCCTAAAAATCTTTCTATCTTCATTATCAATGGTATTCTTCTCACAACACCATCAATCTCTGGTGCAGTATTAATTACTCCAACACCATCTGCACTTTTACCTAATTTTTGTATTGGGCCTAACATACCTTCCCACTCAAAAAGATATGGCATTGGATTACCTATCTTTGCAACTCCTCTGTCAACAGCATTTCTATCTATCTGTGATGTTCCAACTTGTGCGATTATAACTCCATTGTCTTTGAGTGCTTTTGCAAGTGCATCATCACCACCTAGTCTATCTTCTTCTGAAAATAATATAGGTATCATAATAATACCAGCACCTGCTTGTCTTAAATCATATATGATTTGTGCAAGTGCATCTCTTTTCCATGGCCATTGTCCATACTTCTCAATTGATTTTTCATCAATCGTAACAATACCAATATCTGATGATACTTCTTTTGGTTCTTGTTGTATGAGAATATCAAATGATTTAAGTCTTAGTATCTCTTTGATATAGGGGTCTTGTAAACCAATATAGGTTAAAGCAATTAAAGTTACAAATGTGAATGTCCAATGTGTTATAAATTTTTTCATCATATCTATTTATAAGATAATAATAATATACTTATCGTTGGTCAACAGTCATTCCACACCATGAATGATAACAACTTAAATTTGCGTT